GCCAGTGTTCTTAACAGACAACAGCGACTACAAAGAGCGTACATTGGCTAAAAAACTCAACAATTTCGTAGCAGGTGAATTCTATCATACTAAAGCCTATGAGCTAGCACCGATAGTACTCAGGGATGCTCTCGTGCAAGGCACTGGCATAATGCATATATTCGAAACTAATGATAACCGGGTAGGCATGGAACGTGTACTACTCACCGAATTATTAATCGACCCTAACGAAGCAATGTACGGTGAGCCTAGGCAACTATACCGTGTCAAACTTATGGACAGGGATGTTTTACTAGCTAACTTTCCTAACCATAAAGAAAAGATCCTGAATGCGGCTAAAGGTTACCCAGACAACTCAGCAGACTCATCTAAAACTGTGTCTGATTTAGTCATGGTAGTGGAAGGGTGGCACTTAAAGAGTGGTAAAAACGCTACAGATGGTAGACATTCTATAGCCGTCAGCACAGGCGCGTTAGTAGACGAAGAATGGACGAAAGACAAATTCCCATTCTGCTTCCTGCATTATAGTCCTAGATTGCTAGGATTCTGGGCCCAAGGTGTAGCCGAGCAGTTAATGGGTACACAAATGGAGTTAAACTCATTGTTATTCACCATCTCAAGGGCTATAAAACTCGTAGGTGTACCTAGGATCTTCGTGGAAGAAGGATCGAAAGTCTCAACAGCCCATTTCAACAACGAGATTGGTAGCATAATCAAATACCGTGGAATGAAACCAGAATTCCAAACTCCACAATCAAACGCAGCCGAACTATACGCGGAACGTGACAAACTCATCCAATACGGATATCAGCAATGTGGTGTATCAGCGATGCAAGCCTCCTCCCAGAAGCCAC